TTTTGTTTGAAATCTACTTCCAGAGTATCTGCCGTAAACGACAAATTCACCTTCTTTACACCAAGGTCCCTTTGGAAATTTTTCTTTATCCTCGTAACAAAGATCACCCATTTTTACAACTAATCCAACGACTGTAGTCATTTGAATTTTATCTTGGGTTTCATCTGCTAGTATGACACCACCTTTTGTTTTTGCTTGTCCAGACCATGGTCTAACTAGCATTCGGTATCCTACTGGATTTGGTATGATTTCAAGATATTCTTTGATGCCTTTTGGATCTGTTGGAATTTGTGATTTGACCTCTTCCTTATTTTTTTGGTCTTTACCAAAATCTGTAAGTTTAGGTTTTATCAATTGTACCATCGTTATCCTCCTTTTGCAGGTTTTTAATATCCTGAAGCAGCGTTTCTAAAGCGCTGAGTCTGCCTCGAGCATACATCAATTGAGATTCTGTTTCAACCCCATAGCATATATGATCTTTGATTGTTTGGATTTCCTTATTGATGGTATTTCTTATAGCTTCTACTGTGTAATGATCTAACATTAAATTCTCTCTAAACAAACTTTATGCTTACCTTTTTCATGAATTTTAAAATCCCAATATGAAATAGCTGCTCTTATAACTTCAAAATTACATAATTGAAAATCATCGATCACTATTCTTGACCCTTTTCTAGATCTTTCTGCAAACCACAAAGCTTCTCTTAAAATATCTTTCGTAGTGTGGGGTCCATCTAAAAATACAAAATCATAAGTTGTTTTCATTAAATTAAAAATATCCATATATTCTACATCGGTCATATTATAAAATTTAAAATGTGGATTACCTGCAAAATCTTTTACCATCTGATCTCTCATCTCATTAGAATATTTTGGTGCAACTGAAGTCCACTTGCCATCTCTTTTCCATCTTGGTTCATTGTCAAAATGTTTGTATTCTAGATCTCCATAGGGATCTATTGCATAGTGTTGATAATCTACTCCACTTATTCTTGGTAAAATACTCATGATTATTATTTGTGATCCTAATCCCTCTCTAACGCCTACCTCACAGGTAGTAACTGATTTAGGATTATCAAAAAATGGTAATGTCTCACACCATTTTTTTAATAATTCATATTCAGAGCTATCCCCTCTAATTGTCATTATAATTTAAATGGCTGTAATGCTTGTAATTTATCTTCAGCATCTGCGATAACTCCTAAAAGTTTGTCTATCTCGTCTAAATGTTGTGGATGTTCACCAATTCCTACCGAATTGGTCAGGTATATTTTTATTGTAGCATCTGCTTCAGATATTTTTGCATTATATCTATCCTCTAATGCTTGTATTAATACCGTTTTAAGACTCATTATGAATCTATATATCAATTGTTAGGATTGTAAATATCTTTTATTTTTCCTTTTTCCTTAAGTTTTTTGAGATCTCCTTTTGTCATTTTAGAAAAATCATACTCAGGTTTTTGTCTTTTTGGTTGAAAAATTTTTTTAATCCATTTCCAAATCATTTCTTACCTCCACCATTACGGAAGATTTGTGTACCCTTGATGCCATAGATACTCGCTACGACAAGAATCCATAAATTTGTAAACCATGACGGGAGCTGCGAGAACATCTCGAAGAATAATTTTACCTTGTCCATAGCAGTCGGATCATCCGATACGACCGCCCAAGCTAAGATAGCCACGGGCAAACTGAGAATTATTAAAACTGCCTCGTCCTTCCAGTCTGACTGTCGGGCCTCTAATAATTTACCCTGATATTGTTCCTCACCTCGAGCTTGTCTTTCGGCATGTAGAAGTTGTGCCTCTGACATTGCCATCTTTGCCTTTTGCCTGTTAGCGTATATTTTTGAACCTGCTTGTGCAGCAAGTTTTAAAGCCTGAAACCACATTATAATTTTCCTCCTTTTTTCATTTTAACAGGTGGTATTTGCGAATTAGGACCTCTTCTTGGAGGAGGGCCACTCTTTACTCCACCCGATAAACCACCAACATTAAATGTTTTAAAATTAAAAAAATTTTCTTTAGGTTTAATTAAATCTTCGTCAATTTTTTTATTAGCCACTATCGGTAAAATTACTTTTTGATCTACCCCATTATCTTTATTACCTATATCTCTAGATATATTTTTTGTAGTTTTTCTTTTAGGCGCAAAAATAGAGTTAGCATCAACGATTGATCTGTACATATAATTACCACCAGGAATAGCAGCTCCGATTGCAATTCCAATAGCTCTATTCATTGGTTTTGTACTTGGAGAAATTTGTTGAACCAATTCTTTTCTCATCTTATTAAAATTTTCTCTTCGAATGTTAGATTGTCTTTGTGATTCTAATCCAGTTTTTCTTTCTACAGATCCTTCTTTTGCTCGACCTCCAACACCACCTACTCTTAATTTTTTTACACCTTTTATTGTACCTTTATTTACTGATGCATAAAAAACTTTTTTACCCTCTGAAGATCCATACTGGTCTTTCATAGATTTCATAATTTTTTTACCTTTTTTATTTAGTGGCATTACACTTTTCTCCCTGCTCTAATAGATTCTTTGCCTCGTTTGAAAATAGAAGCTACTTTATTCTTACCCATAACTTTTGCTCTTTGCTCTCCGACAGTTAAAATTTGGATTTTTCTCGCAAACGGTTTAGATATCTTTTTAACTTTTGCAACAGTCGCACTAGCATCAGCAGGAGTCGCAAACTTAATACTAACAGTATCTTTAGGATTCTCATCCGTATACAACCTCCTACCTGAACCTTTAGGTTTTTTACCTGTCCCTTTTGCTGGATCTTTTGCCATATTTATCTCTCCAATATTGAAGTCTTTCTAATCTTCTAACTCTGTAATCTAAATTTGTAAAAAAATAAAATAATTTTAATTTTAAAAATTTAAAAAAATTTTTCATTTCTTCTTACCTCTAGCTATATCTAATTTTTCATCTGCTATTCTTATTCTTTCCTCTGCCTGATCCTGTTTGTCCTCTAATTTCATCTTCTCAAGATCTAACTTCTCATCTATCTCATCCATTTTTATCTCATTGGACATCATATCTTGATTTGTCTTTCTTTGTAAATCCATAGCTTTAATATCCAACTCTCTCTGTTTTAACATAACCAATGGATCTTGTTTTTGACCTAAGGCCTCTGACTGTGCTAACTCCATAGTTAATTCTGAAACTCTTCTCGCTATCATAGCATTGATCTCTGTAGTAGCTCCTTGTGGATCAGCTATTAATTTTTCCTGCATCATTGGATCATTTGTTATTAAAGCTCCAACTTCTCCTTGTGCTTTAAGGGAAACGTGTTCAGAAATATGTGCTTGTAAAGCTGTATAAACCTGTGGGTTTATTTGAACCATTCTAGTCGACATAAAGGCTCTATGGGCATTGATATGTGCATCATGATCTTGATCTGGGAAAGCTCTTAATGGTTTCATCATTAAAACTTCCATATTTTCTGTTGCAGGGTCTTTTGGAACAGGTCTCTCCTCTGGTTTAAGTATTTGATCTATATCTTGAGTGCCTAAAGCTTCATATACTCTTCGATAAGCCTCTCTTAAGTTGTGCATCAATGGATTTGACATAGCAATTTTTAAATTTTCGTTTGCCATTGTCACTCTTTGAGCCATACTGTTAATATTTGGATCTGCAACAGGTATTACATCAACTCTATCATCAAAATCTGTCTGTTTTACAGCTCTATCTGCTCCATAAACTGTATATGGATAGATTGGAGGTAAATATGTTGCAAAAACTTTCGATAAAAGTCTAAATTCTCTTCTCATAGAGTAATAACATCGCTTGTGTATAGCACTCATGACCCTCGAACCTCGTTCCATTAACGAAACAGTGGTTCCAACAGCACGATTTTGTAAATCATTACCTGTATCCATGTTAGTTATAGCTGCAAATTTCTGTCCTGCATCAACAACAAAGCCCATTAACTGATAAAGTGTAGCCGATGGCTCTTTAAATGGTAAAATTTGAAACTGATCTTTGATATTTCCACCTGGTGCATCAACATCTCTAAACTCTCCAGGTTGAAATGGTTGATCATCATCACGAATTCTTATACCTCGTGACTTAAATCCTGCAGGTAGATTCGATAATGTACCTGCATCTAGTAATTGTCTTAAAGATTGTGTTGCAGTTCTACTTAATCCACCTATCATGTGGGTTAAACCGAACCCATAAAAACCTAATCCTGGTAAAAATTTAAAATGAACAAAATATTCTTTACGCTTATTGGTGCTATCGTTTAAATCATAGTTTCTATAGATAGATAGAACCTGTCCTGAACCCTCATCCAAGGTAATTATATATGGCACCTTAACTTTTTTTGATGAATTTGTATTTTCGAACTCTTCTAAATCACAGTCGACATGCATTTCTAAAATTGAAAAAGAATATTGTTTATCTCCAGTGGGAGTTATACCTTCTAGTTCTTGATATTTTTTCTCAATGTCAGATGGTCCCGTAGATTTTGGTTTTAATTCTACATCTCGATAGAAACCTCCTGCTTGTTTTTTTAATATTTCATTCTCTCCCATCTTGATGACATGGGTAATTCTCTCACAATCCATTAGATCTGTAGCATAATATGGAACCACCAGATCTTCTGCCGGTATAAACTTAGATACAGCTCTTTGCATTACTTCATCGTAATAAACTTTTTTAAATGCAGATCCTGCTAGAGCTAAATAAAATAAAAGTTGATCAAACTCGGGAGTATATTCTTCCATCTCCTCAGTGATCATGTAATTCATAAAATCTTGCACACGTTGTGCTTGATTTATTTTTTCATTATCCTCCATCCCAAGAACCCTTGTTCTAACAGGTCCTTGAGATGGTAATAATTCTTTGTAAGCTTGAGCCTGAAACTGTGTAACTGCTTCAGACAATAATGGATGAGTGACAGATGCAGAACCTCTAAATGGTCTTGTCATCTCTCTCTGATTTAAACCTAATAAATCCAGATTATTTGTATAAGACGCTTCCCAATCTTTTCTTGAGACCCTATCTTTTTTGTAATCGTCAAGCAATCTATTAGAGATTCTTTGTAGAACCTCTTCAGACATATCCTCTGCTATGTTAGCATAGAATGCTTCTGCCTCACTCGCTATCTCTCCAATAGCGTCACCTACAGTTTCAGTATCTGTTTCTAATTCAACATCAACTGCCTCTGCTTCAGGAGTTTGAGTCTCCTCAACAATTGCTTTTTCGATTTCAGCCATTAATACATTTTAGTTGGTTTCATTCTCATGGCCATTCCACCACCACGAGCTTTTACCATTTTTCCTGCTTTTGCACCACCCATTAAATTTAAACCAAAATCATCAGTGATCTGACTTTTTCTTTTTGGCATTGTAGGCGATAGTTTACCTTCATCTCTTCTCTTAATGACTTTTGCTTTTATTTTTTCATTAGTAGAAGCAGCAGATTTGATAGCGTCTCTTCTCTCTCTTGGATTAGCAGCTCTATCTACTTGTGTTTTAACTTTGCTGCCAACCATAGTTTTACTACCTGTATCTATAGCTTGTTTTGGTCTTCTATTTTTTATTGTTTTTTGAACATCTCTTCTTTCCATACCACCCATAGTAGTAGGTCCTCTCATACTTCCAGCTAAAGCTGCAGCACCGAGGATAGCAAGAGCTTGATTTCTTCTTCTTGATTTTCTTGACATGTCTATTCTCCTAATAATATACGTATTTACGTTCTTTGTAGTTTTGTATCTCATCCTCGTCAGAATAAGTTGTTACGAAAGAACCTTGTCGATATCTTAACATAGCTTGGGTAGTGCTGTCCACATAATCGTCATGTTCTCCATGTGGGAACGCTGCACACTCCTCGATTACTTCTTCTGCCCAATGTTCATCTCTTGGATAATAAACCTGTCCCGATTCGAAAATAGGAGCACAGGCATTAACTCTTGAATGTTTATCCTGTCCTCTTCCTGGTGTGTAATCCATTACCGGTATTCCCATTCTGCGAAATTCCTGTAATAAACTTTGTCCACTTGCTTTTGCTTCTATGATAACAGACTCAGGTTGCCAGTATTTATATTGATCTAGTGCTACCATTTTTAATTCAGGAAAATCATATTTTCCCTTAACGGCATCTATTAACATAATAGCATCAGGCCCAGACTCGTGGGGCGTGAATATTCCCCATGTGGTAATTGCAGAATAATCGGCAGTCTCTCTCTTACTGAACGCAGTGTCGTAAGATTGTATGACATGTTTCAAAGTTGGAATCTCCTTGGTCCACGGCTGCCACCATTCTCTTTTAAGAATCGCTCCTTCCTCGGATGTTGGATTCTGCATATATTGTGCAGACCAGTTTCTAATGGATATAGACGCTTTAACCTTTTCCAATTCATCGAGTGACCAATATTCAGGCCACACGGGTTGAATGTTTTCATCCTCACCTAACAAAGCTGGAAAAGAAATTTTTTCCCACTTGTCTGCTTTAGGTTCACTCTCTGCTCTAATCAATCTTCCTGTCAAATCATCTTGAGCCCATCTGGTCATAACTAAAACTATTGAGCCTCCAGGTTGAAGACGCTGTCTTGGTCCTGAGAGATACCAATCATAAGTTCTCTCCATCGCACTATCTGATAATGAATCTTGTTCAGTATGTGGATCATCGATAATAAGTAAGTCCGCCCCTCGTCCTGTGATAGAACCGCCAACACCCGC